GTCTGTGTCCTCTCCGACAGCTTGTGGCAGCACTGTAGATCCTAATGAGTGTGATGAGGATAACCTAACTCCTCAGAATGCGGCAGCGTGTGGTAAGCAACTGTGTAACGGGGAATACATAGACATCGAACTCCCGTGTGTTACTCTACCTCCTCCAGAGGTTTGTGATGACTCAGCAGAGACAGACTTTGGTAGAGGATGTGAGCAGCCTTGTCCTGATAATGCCAACATAGGGATTAGTGATGCAGCCTGTGGTACAACTGTAACTGTTTGCTTAGATGAGACAGCTAACAACTTTAATGAGGAAGGTCCTTGTAAGTATGGCCCTGTAGAACCTGAGTGTGAAAACGGTGCTATAGACTACCCACTGTGTTCTGAGTGTGCTGACGGTGGTTTACCTGATGCTGACCTAGGGTGTGGTGTAGATAACCCTTGTGATGACCCTGTGTACGCAGCAGAGAACCCAACAGAGTGTTCTCCGGGACCTGACTGCGTTGACTGTGATTGTCCTGCGTACGCCGCAGCTAACCCTGAAGATTGCATAGGTACTCCCCCTCCTCCTCCTGAGGGTGGCGGTGGTGGTGGCTCAGGTGGCCAAGGAAAGAGGGATCCCTTTGAGTTTGGAATCTCTGGTGACCCTGAGCTTCTAGATAGAATGCAGTTCCCTATAACCGACTACTTAAGTGGCTTATTTACAGGTAACCGATAATATGACATATTTACAATTGGTAAACGGTGTTCTACGCCGACTACGGGAAGAAGAGGTATCCTCTGTAGCCCAAGAAACTTACAGTAAGATGATAGGTGACTTTGTTAATGACGCTAAGAAGATCGTTGAGAAGTCTTGGGACTGGTCTGGACTCAAGACTACCATCCCTGTCGAAACTAAGGCTACTCAGCATAACTATGCGCTTCTGGGTAGTCAAGATGACATTAAGACAATGGATATTACTAACGACACTTCTGGTTTCTTTATCACTTATCGTCCTTCTCAGTGGTTTCACCAACAGTTTCTCAATGAAACTCCCGTTACTGGGACGCCGCAGTTCTACACCTATAATGGCCTTGACGCCAATGGAGACTCTCAAGTAGACTTATACCCTATTCCAGACAAGGCGTATAACCTAACTTTCAATTGCTTCTTAAGAAACAAGGATCTTGTGGCTGACTCAGACCCCCTAAAGATCCCTGCGGAGCCTGTGTTGCACCTCGCGGTAGCCCTAGCAGCCCGTGAGCGAGGCGAGACAGGCGGTACAGCGGCTCCTGAGTACTTTGGTATAGCTAATCAGTATCTCTCTGACGCTATCTCTCTGGACGCACAGAAGCACCCTTATGCAACCGACTGGTATACCCCCTAGGAGCTAACGTATGGCCCAGCCCTTACAAAGTATAAACCTAGTTGCTCCTGCGTTCATGGGTATCAACACTGAGGATTCTCCGTTAGCTCAGGACCCCTCGTTTGCTGAGATAGCTGATAATGCTGTCATCGACAAGCGAGGGCGTATTGCAGCTCGCAAGGGTAACGACATAATCACCTTAGATCCTACGATACTAGACGGGGACTACATACATCAGGTGCACTACTTCTTTGATGACGAGGGTAACTCCGAGGTATTTAGTGTAGGTAACCTTAAGATATTCTCTGGTACTGAAACTCTAGTTGACATCACTCCCTCAGGTTATAACGTGGGTGGTAATAACTGGAAGATGGTCAACTTTAATGATGCCTGTTACTTTGTACAGAAGGGACAAGAGCCTCTTATCTACACTGACGCTGGTGGCCTCCAGACCTTTGGTGACTACACAGGACAAACCACAGACCTAAGGTATTACTGTAATGAAGCTTTAGCGGCCTACGGTAGACTCTGGTTAGTTGATAACGCAGGGGATTCACAGACAATATACTTCTCTGACCTCCTCATAGGCACATCGTTTACTCAAGGCTCCTCAGGTTCCCTAGAGATTTCTAAGGCATGGCCTGATGGTTTTGACCAAGTGAGGGCCTTAGCTGCCCACAATGGATTCTTAATCATCTTTGGTGAGCACAGCATTATAGTCTTTGGGGGCGCTGAGTCACCAGCTAGTATGGCTATTCAGGATACCATATCTGGTGTTGGGTGCGTCTGTCGTAACTCTGTGCAGTACACAGGCACCGATGTTATCTTCTTAGCCTCATCAGGACTAAAGAGTTTCCAGAGGACTGTACAAGAGAAGTCCATGCCTATAGGTGACTTAAGTTTAAACATTAGGACAGAGTTTGTAGAATCTAACAATGTTAGGACAGGCCCTACTATCTCTGTGTACAGCCCGGAGAACTCCTTTTACATCATAGGCTTTCCCGGACAAGACGTTGTTTACTGCTTTAACCTACAAGGTGCCTTAGAGAACGGTGCCTACAGGGTTACTAGGTGGCCTTCAGTGCCTTTTACTGCTGGGTGTAGAACTACAGACGGTACTTTATACATAGGCTCTCCTAGAGGCATAGGGGAGTACAAGGGGTACTCTGATGCAGGGGCTTCTTATCGCTTCCGTTACTACAGTCCGGGGCTAACCTTTGGTGACCCCTCGCAACTTAAGATCCTTAAGAAGCTTAGGCCAACTTTGGTAGGCGCGAATAGTGCCACTGTGTTTATTAAGTGGGCGTATGATTTCAACACTAACTATAAGACTGCCACTTTTACTGTAGGTAACCAGACTCCTTACTACTTCTCAAATCCTGTGGATGCCTCAGGTAACCCTATAGCTGGACTAGCTGAGTTTTCTAATCCTGAGTCTCCAACAGGAGCGCCTCTTGCTGGACTAGCGGAGTACACAGGTGGTGAGGTAGTCACTAGGAGACCGGTGAACACTACAGGTGACGGTACGATTATAACTATCGGTTTAGAGTCAGACATCAATGGATTCCCTCTGTCTTTGCAGGAGATAAACGTGTTAGCACTAAAAGGTAAAATATTATGAGCAACTATACACCAACAACAAACTTTGCTGCTAAGGATTCTTTACCTTCTGGTGATCCAGCTAAGACAATCAGAGGTGCTGAGTTTTCTACGGAGTTTAATGAAATAGCAAGCTCCATAGCTTCTAAGGCTAACTCAGCTAACCCTATATTCTCGGGTACTGTAACCTTAGATGACCTGAATGTTTCAGGAGACACCGCCTTAGGTGGCACCTTAAGTGTCACAGGTGGGGTAGACTTGAGTAGCACCTTAGATGTCACAGGTGGAGTAGACTTAAGTAGCACCTTAGATGTCACTGGAGCTACTACCTTGAGTAGCACCTTAGGTGTCACTGGAGATACAACGGTAGGTGGCACCTTAGAGGTCACTGGATTACTAACGGCTGATACAATTGATGGAGGTACGTACTAATGGGGTTTTTAGCAGACATATTAGGAGGTACAGCCGACGAGTTCTACAGTGCGCTACCTTCGCAGATACGAAACTTATATGGGTCTTACGATGAGAACGGTAAATACTCTTCAAACATTCCTAAGATAACTGCACCTGATAACATAAGTTTTCAGCCTTACACAGTAACCTCAGGAAACTTAGGTACTATTGAGACTGATGCGGACGGAGGCACCCAGTTTAAACTAAGCGATAGTCAGAAAGAGTTACAGAATAAACTCTTAGGGGGCGCCGCAGGATTCTATGGTAACGCCATGCAGGACACCGCAGGTAGAGAGACAGACATCTATAATAGGATGAGGGCTGCTCAGATGCCCGGAGAAGAAGACGCTCGTTTAGCCATGGAGGAGCGTTTGTTTGCTCAAGGCAGAGGAGGCCTCTCTACTTCTAGGGTGGGTAACCCTGAGCAGTTTGAGTTTCAAATGGCTAGAGAAAGAGCCAAGAATGAAGCAATGTTAGGAGCCATGACTCAAGCGCAGCAAGAGCAGATGCAGCAGGCCGAACTGGGTGGTATGTTCCAAGAGCAGGGTTACGCACCTTTGGCTCAACTGATGAATGCCTCTAGTGCAGGAGCAGCTAACGCCAGCATGGCTGATGTAGCTCGTAGGCAGGACGCAGAGAATCAGTTAGAGGCTCAGTTAGCTAACCTACAGGCAGACT